AAAAAGACGAGGGTAACTTATTCATACATGATATAGGAAGTAGATATGGTACCTCAGTACATGTACACATAGGTGGAACACCTTCACCTAATACAACAATCACATTCAAGAATTGTGATAAACTAAGAATAGATAGTAGTATCTCAGGAACACCAAATATAATACTTGACAATGTAAATCTATATTATGACTCAAACGTATTACAGCAAACACATACAATAAATAACTTATCCCTTTGGTATCAAAGATATCAAATAACAGATCCAGACCTTGTAGTTGACGGAATGACAGTAAGACTAGTTGATAAAACACAATCAAGTGAAAGTGAAGACCCATGGACAACAGCATATATAAATGACAACCACTACGCCTACTCACTTAAAGGACTAACATTTGACAAATCAGGTAACATAATAGGAATAATAATGCTTGTAGGAGATAGTACAACTGCAAACATTGATGAAGGCTTAACAGTATACTCAAAACAATTCATACTTCCTCAATCAATCGGATTAAACTACCCTGCGAACAAAGTAACACGTCAACTAAAAGTAACAGGTAACTTTGTTTCACATTATAGAGGAGTAGGTGGATATATGATGAAAAATACATCCTTCACAGCCCTAACACAAAAATATGATAAAGTCTCACAAAGAAACGTAGTACTAGGAACCATCTCATTCTACACAGATGCCAGATGGGTTAACAGTATAGCAGGAATATCATCAATCGATGACATAGACGGTTGGAGAAGTGGTGATTACCACATGTTCATAGGAGGCATAGCAGAATAATGAAAACTCTATATAATACTATTAAGATCAAATATAGTAGGCTAGGATATCTTCCAGACTACCCTCCTCATCTAATTTCAGATGAGGAGATGTTTGATGTATTTCTTCCATTTAAAAGTGTAGAAAACGCACACAATGAGATTAATGAAAAAGAGTTATGTGTGTTTAAAGATTTTTATCCTAATATTTTAGGCGAGATGGACGAGAAATACAATGAGTTAATAGATAATATAGCCTACCATATAAACATTGTCAAAACAAAGAATCGTGACGATCTCAAGTTACCTGATTGGATCTACACATATATGTTAGGAGAAGCACTCTCACCTACAACATCAACATACAATGATCTACAAAGCATACATGATTTATTAAATATAAAAATGGAAAGTGATAGCTACAGCGAATACATTTATAAAGCATGTTACAATGTGAGTGAGTATTGGTTAAGTAGATATCCGGTAGGTGCTTTAAATCATAGACCTCCTACAATGTTCATTGAGCCTCATGTCTTAAAGGCATTAAGACTTGCAAAAGCTGATCCACAGTTAAATGCTCAATTAATTAATGCAATCGCAAAGGAGATATAATAGTATGCAATTTCTTAAAATTCATAAACACACAACACTCAGCGATCTAACAAAAGAACTTGGTACACGTAACATAATGCAAACACTTCACCTTAATGGAGTACAGCGTGTTCCAAGAGTAGGTGAAGCTTTTTATAAACACATCGCTGAAAGATCAAAAGAAATACAAAGTGTGAGTCCTGAAACAAAGTGTACTATACTTAATACATTTACAGGAGATTCTGATGTATTTGAAAATGCGGCATTATTAGATGATGAAGGATGGAAAGCACTTGCAACTGTAAACACATTTCCAGATATGCTAAGAATCCCAGATTCAATAACACTTCCAGACTCTGTAAACATATTAGGAAACAGTCAGCACGTATCACATAATGTATATAATAGTGTAATAAAATCAATAACAAATTCACCACACACAGTGAACCCAGCTATCTTTAATAGTTATAGTAGTAGAGGGGTAATGTCAAATACTATATCACCTTCCCTTGATTCTGTAAGTAATCCAATGAATTGGTTTAGAATACCTTGGGGAGAGGTTACATTGCATTCTCAGTTAACTGGAAAAGATATACAGTTTCCTGTGTACCCTGAGGAAATGTCAGATAAAAGACAAGCTAACTACTCACAAATGCCAGACTTATTATATCAATATGAACCATGGATGTTATATCAATCCTCAGGTCCAAGAACAAACACATATACTTTCTCATTCCATAGAGATATGTGGACAGGAGACCATAAAGACGGTGAAGCAAATAAATTAGTAAGAGCATGTATGGCTTGTTGCTATCCAGAGTACAGAGGATCAGCTGTCTACTCAGATATAGTTGAATTCTATGTATCAGGAAAACTATTAATATCAGGTATCGTAACAGACGTAAGTGTTAACTGGGATGGCCCGATAGGACATGACGGCTACTACTTACACTGTACACTAACATTAACAATAACTGAAATCTCAAAGAAGAAATTAACAAATAAAACAGTTAGAGATTTACCATTAATCGGATAAAGGAGGTAAAGGATGAAAATACAAAATACACTCACTCCATATAGAAAACTAAAACATAATGGAATACAATATGGGGTATGTAGAGCATTTGATCATATATCAAGATACAGAACACTTAGACAACTAATTCATAGTCCACAGTCTATAAATGAAAGATTTGTATCACTTGAAACACCTAATACATTTACCTCACAGATAGATGTTGATTATTATGTAGTCCCATATACAGAGGAAAATAGACTTGATATAATTTCATTTAAGTTCCTTGGTACATCCCAGTATGCCTGGATAATAGCATATCTCAATGGAATAGAGGATGGTTATACAGTTAAAGCAGAACAGCGAATCAAAATACCAAAATCAATAAATCAATTATTCAACAAAGGAGAAATCCTTTCACCTGTATCTCCACTAACACTTAATTTAGGATATGAATAGGAGGACAACAACATGTTAAAACAACCATGGCTTTCATTTTCACTTGGAGGCGTTAGTTTAACAGAATTTGGTTTAGAAATACCCTCACCCCTAACAAGTTTATCACTTAATAACTCTCAAATATCTAGTATGACGTCCTGGACACTCACTGTTAATGTTGGAGGAGATGATAGACGTAAAATCAATATATCAGCTTTTGAAGCTCTATTATACAGTTCAGCCCAATCAAGTTCATATGCAAAGGCCTCAGGTATTCCAGTATCCTTCGGCTTAGGATGGCTTGACGATAAGGGAAACATAGCAGAACACCTAACATACCAAGGCTTCACACTAACATTTAAAGTATCAACTACAGGACAATATATGACTTATACAATTACAGGATATGCTTCACTTGCAATACAAACATCAATTCCTGTAATAAGAGTACCTGCGATAACTGGTATCATACAGCCCTCAGCAGTCGTTGAAGAACTTGCAAAAGCAGTTAAAGCAACATCATACTATGAACTAGACATAGACCACAACGATACTCCAACACTTATTAGTCATGGATCACTTACAACGTCTTTTAACAAATATGTAAGGGGGTCATACAGTGCGAATGATGATTACAATTCATTTCCAGGACTTTTAAGATTATCAAAGAGCTACAATGGTTCAAGGGACGCTGGAGGAATACATTCTGATTACAAATCACTCTCAACAATATTAAATAATAGATCTGTAAGTCCTATAGAATCATTCTTAACAAAAAGTCTTACAGATAATACCCCACAATCATCATCTTTCTCATACTGGATTGATGAACCAACAATGACACATCCTGGTACAATACATTATAAGAGTAACGCAGGATTATCTATTACACAGTTATCTGATACATTAAGATTCGGGACATCTGAAACTAATATATTATCACTATCTGGTAGTTACAACGGGGTAGCATATAATATGACAGATATGAATTTTAAGTCGATTGGCTTCAATTTAGACGGAAGTGGAAATACAATTATTAATAGTACAGAGGTTATTAATAGCTGGTCAAATTCATTAGGTGATGTATTCCAAACAGCTAACATCATTAATGATATTAGTGCGATAGCTTCACAGTTTTCTGGGGATTTTACAATAACAATCCCTGGATCAACAAATAAATACAACATCGCACAGCCAATCTCACTAATAGTAATGAGTGGTAACACATTATCTCCGATATCTGGAATATACAACATAATGTCTGTTAGTCATGTTATCGCAAGTACATTTGTAACAACATTAAAACTACAAAGACTAACATTAAGTTCTGCAAATCAAACTGCAGCAAGTCAGGGAATATTTGTATCTGGAACTAACAAATACCCACAATCTGCACTTTCACCAACATCAAACATCAAATCACCTTATAAAATAGAATTCGGTGAACTATACCCGACATTTGAACACATAAATTCGTTATAACATATATAAGAGATAATGAGGGAAAATAACATTATGGAACAAACATTATACACAGACATCACACAATGTGATGTTAAACTTATTAGCAATGATGAATATGGGAGTGTAATAGAATTTAATGAAGAAAAAGAGGTGTATTCACCTGCCTTCGGGACAGTACTATATACACATAAAACATCAAACAATAAATACTGTATAGTCATTAAGTGTAACACACAACAGTCAATATTAATTGATGATTTAACTGACACTTACGTAGGCGAAGGTGAATACATTAATCAAAGCCAGAATATAGGCAAAGGGAAATATAGATTAACTATAGTTTACCTATCAAAAGAACCATCACTCTACTACATCAGGCTATTAGATAAGAGTGATGAGAACACAATGTGGTACAAACACAACACACTCTCACTACTAAATGGACAACAAGATCTCTCAGAAACAATAAACTCAATATACTCACTCAACACATTCTTATTATCAAATGAAGTACAGGGAGTATTAGATGATGAAACAGATATGTCTGAGACATCATTAAATATATTAACAAACAATAAAGGAGAGTAGATTTATGGGATATAGTAGACTTGCAACAAACTTCATACCTTCTCCAAATAAAAACTCACCGAGAAATCATAAAATAGATTCAATCGCAATACACACTATGGCAGGTAATATGAGTGCTGTTAGTTGTGGTCATTGGTTTGCTAAAAAGTCAACTGCAGCATCTTCCCACTATGGTATAGGAAGTGACGGAGATATAGCATGTTATGTAGATGAAAATAATAGACCATGGACAACAAGTTCTCCTGGAGTAGACCATAGAGCTATTACAATAGAAGTTGCATCACTAACACGATCACAACCATTTACATGTTCTCCACAAGCATGGCAATCATTAATAAAACTATGTATAGATATATGTAAGAGAAATGGTATATCATCATTAAAATGGAAAAATGATAAACAATATGCACATAGGGCAGCGAAAGGTGGACCAGTGGACGAGCAGAATATGTTCGTACATATGTGGTTTGCAAACAAGATATGCCCTGGGGATTATTTGTTAAATAATCATTATAAAATAGCAAGTGAGGTAAATCAGGGATTAGGTGCTCCTGGAAGTACAGATGACTCAATTCCATCATCACCAGGTTCTCCAGGTTTATCATTAAATATAGACTACAATAAATTTAAGCCATACATCATGACACTTGGTAGATTCACAACAGCTAATTTACCTTACAAAACATTAAAAGAAAATGGAGTAGTAGGAGCAGTTGTAGAGGCCGGATATTTAATAAATGATGAAGGACGTAGAATAGAACAATTCAACAACGTACACCTTAAAGAACAGATACAAGAATTAAACAAATATGGCATACCCTACGGCTTATATGCAACATGTAGAGCAAGTAATCCAATAGATGCGAGGGAGGAAATGCATGGATTACACATTGTAACATCTGTCTATCCACCAAAGCTTGGAGTATGGTTATGCCTTGACTTTAACTCACCGAAAGAAAACAATGACAACATATTAAAACTATATGAAAAAGAATTAATAAGAATAGGCTTTAAATCAAAGATAGGCTTATATGTAACAAAGAATCAGCTTTCTCACATAACCTGGGACAAGTTCAAAGACAACTGGTACTTATGGATAATAGACCATGTAAATACAACATCTGAACTTGATAAATTATTAGATCCAGAATTCTTCGATATGGACGGAAAGGGGTAACATAATGCAACAAAGAACAACCGCACCAACACCTCAAGACAAATGGTGGCAAACATCATTTAATCCATGTATTCCTATTTCACATGGAACTGTATTACCAAATTGTTTTTCAGGTGATACAAAGATAGTAACATTTGGAAGAATAGAAGAATTACAAAATATTGTAAACAACACATTATTAATACTTACAATAGATGGCTTTAAAAAAGCTGAAATAAAGCATTTCGGAAAACAAAGATTATATGAAGTAACACTAAGAAATGGTCATAAATATAAATGCACAGCGAACCATAGATGGGTTATATGGCAAAATGATAAAGAATATGCATTTATTGAAACAAAGGACCTATCAAAGGGAATGAGAATACGCTATACAATGAAACAGCCTATATATAGAAGTTATTATGAAAATCCTAAATATGAAACAGTATGGACTGAGGTATCAAAGATAGTTGATACAGAGACTGTTGAAGATGTATACTGTCCAGTTGAACCTATTACACATACATGTACACTCGGTGGAGGAGAATTAACAGGGCAATGTGTTGGATATGCATGGGGAAGGTATGCTGAAATACTCGGTAAACGTCCTACAGGATTACCAACATGTAACGCAGGGGATTGGATAGATAGATTACCAAGTTCATTTAAACATGGAATGACCCCAAAACTCGGGGCAGTTGGTGTATGGAAATACCCAGGACAACCAGGACACGTTGCAGTTGTAGAAGCAATATACAGTGATGGTAGAATAAAATTATCAGAATCAGGTTATGGTAACTCATGGGCTAAAAGATGGTGGACAAGTATACAAAGTGGACCTAACTATTACCAAAAACCATATAAATTACAGGGGTTTGTATACAATCCAGGAGTAGACTCAGGTACAGCAACACAGCCCAACGGAGACCATCCTGCATTAAAATATGTTGAAGAAGCATTAAAACACGTTGGCCCAGGAGGGAGAGCATGGGTACAATCAAAGACATCAATCGGTAATGGAGCATGGTGTGCGGCAACATGTTGTGCTGTAGGAATAGTAACAGGGTTCGCAGGTGTTATTATGCCAAAGGCTGAGTATTGGGCTGCAGGATTTGGTAGAGATGTAGTAGAGAAATATGGTGGACAATATATTCCAGGCCCACAAATGGGAGGACGTGACGTAAGACCACAGGCCGGTGACTTCATGATACTAACAAGACCAAATAAAGGTGGAACATATTTAGCTGGAACAAAATACGCCGGATACCATATAGGAATAGTAAGAGGAGTAGAAGGCAATAAAATACTTACAGTTGAAGGGAACACTCATGGCGGACAATACTTAAAGTGTGAACATCATATAAATGGGAATGAGATAGGCTGGTATGCTAGACCAAATTGGACAAAGGTTGGAGCTACAATGGGTGTTGATGGTAGCCCAGGTTCACCAAATATAGGTGGAGACTTATATAAAACAAAGAGTACGAGGGATGATGCATCATTGAGGGAGGTATGTTATATGAGTACATTAACAGCTAAACCACAAATTGATCAAAGCCCAATACGTCTATCAGCAATTAACTATACAGGATTACTTGGAGCATTTGTTAAAGCTTTTGGTGGAAGTTCTGGTGGAGGGGATGATAACTCACCATCAGCTCCAGGGGACACATCACAGGCACAAGGACAAATAAAAACACAATCAGGTAGAGTAATACAAACAGGGAGTGCTGTTGATATACCGACATCTGTAAATCAATCTGGAATAATAGCTAACTACACATCATATACACAGTTCTTTGGTAGATGGGCCAGAGGAACAAATCAAAGAAAATTATCAGAAATCTGGGCCTCACAAGGTAAACCAAGTAAATACTATGTAGCAACAATCTCAGGATACTACCTAATAGCACTTTCACCAAGATTCGGAAGGTGTGGTGACATAGTAAGTGTAGTACTTGAAGATAACTCATACTTTAATGCAATTATAGGAGATGAAAAGGGTAGAGATGCTCAATCATCTTGGGGACATATACTAGGCGGTAAAGTAGATATAGTAGAATGGGAAGCTAATGGTAGAGATCAATCATTATTAAGATCTGGATTAAGACAAGCTGGATGGCTCGGTAAAAGAGTTAAGAAGATAATTAATTATGGAACATACTTTCAATAAGGAGATAACATTATGATAGTAAACGGATATGCAATAGATTACGAATACTCAGGGGATGGTACTTTACTAATAAGAGTAAGAATCCCATCGATACACGGACCAATGGATATGAAAGAATACAATGGACAGCCAGTACGTAATTACACAAGAACAGAAGACTTACCACTCTACCCATCACTCTTATTACCACACCTACCCCTTGAAGGAGACGTTGTAGCATTAATATCAACATCCTCAGGTAAATCAGATTTCATAGTGATAGGACTTACAGGTGGAAGTTATTATAAATTAGCTGAGAATAGATAATATTTAATATGTGTTTCGCTTTAGTTTGTCAGAGTTTGACCCCGTGCGAACACAAAATTGAAAAATTAGATTGCCAGAAATAAGGCAAAGTAGATTTTTAGGTGTAGTTTTGCCCCCGTGCGAACACACCTAATTTTATGTGTGAAATATAAAAATATTTATAAATTTCACTGTGATCATATTAAATTATATAGAATTTTACTGTGATTTTATAAAAATGGTATCGATTTTACACATTCTTCACTTTAGTTTGTCAGAGTTTTACCCCCTGCGAAGACAAAATTTTGAAACTGGAATGCCATAAAACAGGCAAACATGATTTTTGGGGTAGATCAAAGTAGATAAAATAGAGGTATAATTATACTACTTTTCACTAAAAATTAAAAATTCGGGGTGTTTTTGGTTAAATTTTTGAAAAATTGAAAAATCCCGGTGCCAGAAATCAGGCATTCCGTTAGGTCTGCACCCCCTGCGAACACAAAATTTCAAAATCATAATATACACATTATATCACATTATAAATCATATATGAGAAATATGAATCACACATTATATCACACTGTCTCAACACACCCCAACACTATATTAAACATACATACACTACCTTATCTATTACTGAGAATTGGAGGTACTAATATGGACAATACAACATCATTAGCCTGGCCAAATATGTTTGATGTAACAAAGACAAGGGTAGCTGTTAAAGAGGGAAATGAATCTATAACAAATAGATGCAAACTCTTACTCCTAACAGACCCAACAGAACTTTATAACTCACCAACATTCGGGGTAGGACTAAAAAGATATTTATGGCAATATAATACAAGTAATACACGTGCAATAATAGAGGAAAGAATAAGAGAACAATTACGTCTATTTGAACCTCTAGTAAATGCAGATGAATCTATATTCCTTGATAGTTTACTATTTTCATCAAACACTGTGAAAGATGATCTATCAAAGATAAATAAATTAGAGATGACAATAGGACTATCAACTAAATACAAACAAACAGTCAACTTAACATTTGACATAGATAAAGAAAACAAAAGATTATACGCACACAAGGAGGAATAAATAAATGACAGATCATACATATAGTCAGAGTGAGTACTTTGATAAAGGTGTAGTTAAATATACAAGTCGAGATTATGAGAGTATAATGAAAGACTTTTGGGATATAGTTCCTAAGATGACTGAATTATGGAAACCAGAAGCAGATTCTGATCCAGGGGTTGTACTCGGTAAATTTTTAGCAAGCGTTGCAGATATGCTCGGAGTAAACTTAGATTGGCTTGCAAATGAAATATTTGCCCCATCAGTCTCACAAAGAAAAAATGCAGAAAAGTTATTCGGGCTCATTGGATACCAACTAGGATGGTACACAGCAGCAAGAACAGAGGTAACATTTACAAATAATACAAATGGGCCAATGGAACTTGACTTCGGGTTCAATGGAACAAATTTCTCAACACTTAACGCATACACAGATATAACAAATCAATCAAGAGTAATAACCTACAACATACTCCCACTAACAAATAAATATGGTACAACACAATCTAGATCAAGACGTCAGGTAGTATCTGATAACTTAAATATATTCGCACATTCTGACATAGTTACAATTCCTCCAGGAAAATCTGTAACAAGGGTTGCGATAGAGGGAGAATTAAGATCATATTCAGTTTCAGTTGAAGCAATAAGAAAAAATAATTACATCATTAATATCCCCTCCCAACACATTGATACAACAGCAATATGGATTAAAGCTAAACAATCAAAGACATCTGATGACTTCTTAGCTACGCAATGGGTACAATGTAACAGCCCTGCTGAATTCATTACTCCTGAGCCAAGGTTTGCTGTAAATTATGATTCATATTCAAATGCACAAATTATAATCTCAAACTACCTTGACCAAATGGAAACATATGACAACAACTCCTATTTAGTTGTTTATTGGCTTGATTGTTCTGGAGTAATAGGATGTGTAAGTGAAAACACATTATCAAACTACTTACAAGCTAAACCATCGAACAAAGTCCCAGACCAAACAACAAATGAACTTGCAATCACAAATCTATCAAACACAACAGAACTCCCACACACAAATGTAGTAACAGGTAAGAGTCCAGAAACTGCAAAACAGGCTTATAGAAACTCAAGAAACTACATTAATACATGGGACAGCTTAATAACATTACCTGACTTCAATAGATTCTTAAATAGAGAACCTGGAGTAGACTGTGGACTTGTAATTGATTGTCAAAAAGCATTTGACATAAATCTTTCAATTTATAAAGACCAAAACCTATCAGCCAGTCAAAAACAAAAGATGTATATAGATAACTCAGATTTCCCATCCGACAAGGACAACATTAACTGGGCAGATAGAATAGATATATCAGTAATAACAACTAAATCAACACATAAAGTTCTACCAAATCAAACAATTGATCAAATAGCTACACTTTATGATCTAACACCTGAACAATTAATGACACACAATGGACTTCAAACTAAAACATCAATTTATCCAGGCTACATTTTAAAAATTCCAGATAATACCTCAGGTAAACCAAAACTTGACTTCGCCTCAAACTTTAAAAGATACACAGCAATGTGCTTTGCAATACACAATGATTTTAAATCAACAAATGTATGGGGACCTGGAGAAACAAGTGTTGCAAAAATAGACAATAGAGCAGTATTCACAAAATACAGACCATCACAAGCTTTCATAGATAATGTAATACGAGATTACAGACCACTACAAGCCATGACAGTTGAATTAGAATTCGGTGATGTAAGAGTATTTGACTTTTACATTGTAGGACAAATATATACAAAGAAACCAGTTTCAATTGACGTTGGAAATAGTATTATAGAAAGTGTTAAAGAGAAACTTGCATTATTCTTCGCACCATCAAATAGACAAATGGGACAAAAGCCAACTGTAATGGAAGTTGTAAATGTAATAAGAAGTGCTGATAGTAGAATTGATTACTTTGATGCAGGTAGTATCAAGAACCCTGTAATTAATTGGCAAAACTGTGATTCAGATTACTTCAATCCAATATCATTTGCAAGATACCTAAACACAGATACTAAATCAAGTAATTTACGTATAGCTCCTGAATGCTTAATAAGTTAATAGAAAAGGAGGTAGAATAATATATGGATATCAAAGACATAAATACTCCTGAAATATATAAAGAGTCAGATGACTTTCGCTTTTTCTTAAAATGGTTTGATCACTGCCTCACACCAACACAATATGATACAGAGAACTTTTATGATTTATATGACCCATTAAAATGCCCCGATTGGTTATTATGGATGCTATCAGATACAATGGGTTACAAATACAACAGTGACCTCCCTACCTCATACAATAGATTCGTATTACTCTACTTTATGAGTATGATACGTAATAGAGGATCTAAAGATGGTGTAACACTTGCAGCTGAAGCTAATTTAAAACAGCTTGATATAGATACAGTAGCAGGGAGAGGTTATAAGAATGTAAATGGTGAATTCATTCCACCAAAAGACATACTCTATAATAGACTAGAAGATACCTCACTCCCAGTTAACTCAGTATCAGTAATTCCACACGTACAGGAAGGATATATAGACGTCATATATTTCTCACATAAACTTCCAGTTGACGCATGTATCGAATACGTAAGACCACTCGGAATGTATTGCTTACAGCATGCTGGGGTAAAGGTAGATGCTAAAACAAAACTTTCAATTGACGCAAGACTAACAAATGAAAATGACGTTGGTTTATCAATCGGATCAACGAGAGTTGGACATTATAGTAGAGAAGACTACTCAAGTCTACAAAAAGTAGCTCTAGAAGATCTAACATATGGAGACAATTTATTAAAAGTAATAGATGGTGACTCACAGTTATGGGAAAATGATAGACAACACCGTCAGCCACTAACTCCTCTATCACATACAAGACGAAATGTATGGCATAGAAATAGTAGTTATGAAGGAATGGCGGAAGGTGATAAAATACAAGCAAAAAGTCGTATCATCAATCCAGGCTACAGAGCACTCTATTCTTTACAGCTATGTAACAACGAACACATTGTGCAATCCCTTGTACCACCGAACGGTGATAATGTAGATGATGCAGACTTTGGAATAATTGGAAATATATTCGGATTAGGTTGGAAACCACAAGACATTACAGTAGAATACCCAGAAGAATATGAAATACCTGAAGAAGATTTATCTATATCAAATGATGGTAAAATAAGGGCATACAACCTTCTATACGATAAGTATATAGATGAGAAATACAATACAGAGGTCTTTACAGTTGAAGATGATAGATCTGAAAATAATATTAACCCAAGGCCAGCCGTCAATCCAATAATGAGTAAAATCGGTGATGCAATGTCATTAAATAAAGACAACACACAATACTTATTAAACAATGATACACATAATGGTATATATAATGTAGAACCTGACGGAAAGATAACAACTAAAATAACAAATAAAAATGATATAAAGAAAGATTAGTAGGTGAAATAAGAGATGGCAGATAATCCTATTACACGAAAAGACTACGAAGATAAAACATACACAGATACAGAAGGAAATGTAAGGCCTTATCCATTAATGGGACAGGGTCCTGCAAGGCCTTTATCTGAGGAAGATATAAAAAGAGATAACTTAGGTTACACAAACCCGAACTTGCATAGACGTATAGACCCAAAACCTCCTAAAGTTAAAAAAGACAAACGAGACCAGGAATACAAAGAAAAAGAACATACCCTACACATAATGAGTATACACTCTTATAGAACAACTAAACTAAATGTACACAACGAAGAGTCAATTGATGATGAGACTCCATAGGAGAGGTGATAGATAAAATGAATCAAGATACAGTGAAAGTTGCAAAAAGTCTTGGAACAGTAGATAATATATGCATTAGAGTATTTAACAGTGATGGTACACTTGCTTCCTCACACACAGGACACAACACAGCAACAGATACAATGTTAATGGGAATTGCACATCACCTTGTAGGCGATGGAGCACTAAACCAACACACAAACTTATACAACTACATCCCAAAATATATCTCACTTGGTACGATGGGACTAATAAATCATAAACAGGACAATAACGGACTTCCAACAGGTATCGGAATAGGTATTCCGGATATTGATGATGAAGAATATAAAAAATTATTAAAAGAATTAAGAGATGCAGAAACTCGTCTTACAAAAGCAGAAGAAGCACTTAAAAATGAATGTCCACTCTTCGGGACATTAGAAGTTTGTAAAGACTGTACACAGTGTTCTGAAAGACTTAATGCAAAAAGACAAGAACTTGAAGATGCAAAGACGGATGTAGATAAGAAAGCTGAAAAGGTAAATGAATATAATGAAACTGAAAGATTCATAGCTTACATGCAAAGAAGACCAGGTTACGGAGCTGATGGCTATGATGCAAATACAAATAATGGACGTGAGGTCTTAGGACTTGGTTACCCATATACATCATACAACAACACAAAGGGATATAAAACAGATGAAATTGTAACATATAAAGGAACAATGTATTTTGCAACAAAGAATATACTAGCTCCTGCAGGTCCATTTAATGCAGAAACATGGCAGGTAGTTCCAAATCAAACACAATATGAAACAAATACAGGAATAGAACTAATAAGTCCATCATTCCCGAGAGCTGAAATATCATTTCGTGATATAGTACAAGAATATGAAGCAGAACTTCCACAGACAGTTGACGTCGTATTCTCAGCAATGATCTCAACAGGAGCACTTGCACAATTTAGAAATCCAGGACAGGATTATATCTTCATAACAGAGGTTGGTTTATGGTCAAAGAAACACTGGGAGGACAGTGGAGCAAATGGATTACTTGCAGCTTACAGAATAGCTCCACCAAACGAAAAGAACTGGGATATGAAAATAAAAGAAAATAGAGAATTATTAAAGAAACAAATAATAAAAGTAAATAAAAATCAGGTTGTACAAGTAATATGGAAAATACAACTTGGTAGTATAGACCAGCTCTCAGACATAGCAAGTCTAAGAAAGAAATATTACGGATATGAATAATAAGGAGAGAAACATTATGGAAATAGTATTCACACCAGCAAGCATCCTCGAACTACTTGCACAAATAGAGGAACTAAAAGATTGTGAACTAAGCCTATCACAGACAATAGACAATAAAATACAGCTACAAATAGATGACTCAATTTATATACTTGATACAGAATACCAAGTACCAGAATTACAGGTTGAGGAAAATGTAATTGATGAGATAGGTGAAATAAATGAAAGCACTTATAAAGAATTAATTGAAAATGATGAAATGTTAGTTGATGAAGTTGAACCAATCGAGGGCGGAATACTAAAAGAACTAGCAACATCATTATTACTCGGTGGTATGATAAAACTAACAAAGAAATTATTATAAGAACTTAGCAAAGGAGAGACATAACACAATGGATGAAAACAAATTAAAAGATAGTGTAATCCTTGGAACATTTGAAGGTGAATGTGCAGATGCAGATATCACAAACTTAAATGGCTTAGATATAACTAGACCAGTATGGGAAAATGTATTTAACTCAGAAGACTTCAAACAAGGAATAGAATTAGGATGGTACATCGGATTCTTAGGACATCCAGAAGATCCAAACTGCATGGACTTCAGAAACGCATGTATTGTAATGACGGATGGACGCATTGATAATGACGGAAAAGTATATGGTAAATTCAACTTAATAGATACACCTGTAGGACGTATAGTTAAATCATTTATAGATGGTGGAGTTACATTTGGTATCTCAGTAAGAGGTGCAGGGGATGTTGATAACAATTCAGTTGACCCAGATACTTTTGTATTTAGAGGATTTGACTTAGTATCATTCCCAGCATATCCAAACTCAATTCCAGAATTCACATCCATCGCAGCTTCAAGTGATATAAAAGAACAAAAGAAATACAAAAACATCTGCAAAACATTAAATGAAAACATCGATGGATTAAACACAAAAGAATCAATTAAAATAGTTAAAGCATGCTTTGCTCCACAATCTGAAGAATACAAGACACTTGACGAGAAGTTAAATGAAATGGATAAGATTGAAGGAGATGTAATAGAGGAAGAAAACGTTACATTATTAAAAAATGAACTAGGAGCTCTAACACATTTATACTCACAAGCGGTAGCTGAAATACAATCACTTAAAGATCAATTGAACATATTAACAAAAACAAATGAATCACTATTATGTACAACAAACAGAAAAGTTAAAGCAATTAAGAAAATAGCCTCAAGTCAACACACATATCTAAAAGATGAACTTGACAATGTTAGATTTAAAAACAAAGTACTTTCAAATAACCTTAATAAAGTTAAAGATGAAAGTATAACGGTCTCTAAACTAAACCTTAAATACAAGATGAATATAGAATCTAATGCTAAGAAGTTAAGAGATATGGAAGCTATTATCGCAAGCTTAACTGAATCAAAATCCAAAACCGTTGAGAACTTGACACAGTATAAAGCTAAAGTCTCAAACCTAGAGAAAAAGATAACAGACCTATCACAAGACATCAAAGCATCAGAAAATATTATAGCTGATTACCAAGACGCATATGCAAAATTATACGCAAACGCACTTGGAACTCAATTAGATCAAATATCAGTAACATCTGCAACAACAGTCAATGAACTTGAAAAAGCAATAGGAAGAAATGTTTCCGAAAGAGTTTCAATAATGTCCTCAAACGAACTTGATGACATAGATAGAATTGACATACCATTTGCAAATGATGATATGATAGTCTTATAACAGCTATAAATATATTGTATTTAATTACTAATATATTTAAAAATAACAAAGGAGAACAATTAATATGATTAAGAAAAATAGTCGTGTACTTAACACAAATAGTAGAAGACCAGTAACAGCTGGAAGGACTATTACAGATCAAGTTACTAAAAGAACTGCTATTAAATCAAATTCAAATATTTTATTACCAGCTCACAAAGCAGCATTTGCAGACCAATTAAAACAAAACACAAAAATGTCAACAAGATCAGCAATCACAGCTGCAACTAATACATCAAACATAATGGCTAGACCAGAATTCTTAGAATTACTACCAATGTTCGTTCAAAAATTATTAATTTTAGACGTATATGGTTCAGTAGCAATGAAGTCTAGACAACAATTAATTCCATTCTTCAAATTTATTGCAGAAAATACAAAAGGCGAAACAAAAGCAGGGGACGTTTTATCTTCTCCATTCGCAAATAGCCAAGGCTTAGATCCAAACTTCACAGGAAACGTTGTTAAAAACGAAGTTGTAGGACTTGGAACAGAAATCGTAGACAATATGGCTGTTGTTTACACACCAGTATTACCAAACTCACTTACAATTAACTCAGAAGTTGCAGGCGTAGTAACTACAATAGTTGATGATGGTGCAGGTAACCTTGTAGAAGCTGGTACAACTACTAAAGTTGGTTATGTAGATTACTCTACAGGATTAATCTCATCTACTCCAGGAACATTTACAGCAGGTGCAGGTAACTCAGTTAAAGCAACATATCAATACGACAATGAAAACGTTGGTCCAAGAACTCCAGGTAATGGTGGATATGGATATGAATATGGTGCACAAATGGCTAAAGGTTATTTACAACTTGATGAAATCAACCTTAAAGCAGAAGCTCACCAAATTGCTTCATACGCATCTATCTACTCAGCTTTCGCAGCTGCACAAGAATATGGTACTAACATCGCTGATATGTCTAAAGAAGCAGCATTCTCAGAATTAGTAGCTGAAATCAACTCAATTGGTTTCGCAAAATTATTACAAGCTGCAAAATTAGACGCACAATTCAATTGGGACGCATCACCTGTATTATCTGGTTCAGTTGTTCCATCTGATTACTTAAATATGTTTAAGTTAAAATTACAACAAGCAGCTGCATCAATCTACCAAAAAACAAGATTAGCACAACCTAATAGATTAGTTGTTGGTACAAATGTTGCATCCTACATCTCAATGATCAACGGATTTGAAGCAGAAGCTACATCAGAAAACGTTGGCCCATACAAACTTGGTAAATTAGATCAATTTGAAATCTTCGTTGATCCAAACTACGAACCAAATACATGGGTAATGTGCTGTAAGTCAAACGACATTAGAAGAAACAGTGCCTTATTCGGAGAATATATGCCATTGACAGCAACAGATCCAATTACACTTGCTAACGGAACATTACAATCAGGCTTCGCAACAATGTTCGCAGCTGAGGTAGTAAACCCAGCAACAGTAGTATCTGGTAAAATCTTAGGTGTTTATTAATAAGTAATAAACAATACTAAACAAACTTTTACAATATAACTTAAAAATTAAATAACATGTAACTAAACTGCCCTGACTGACCATCAGGGCTTATTTTTTTTTGTAAAAAATCGTTATATAATATGTATACAAATACCTCACACTTCTGATCAAATAATGAATATATTATTGTAATAGATCAGGACTAAATGATTGAATTTTATTAAAAATCCTGAAAAATCCTGAACCTTAAATATGTTTGGTTACATGTTATAGAAATATTAGAAAAGAAATATACGGAGGTATAACATAATGGCAGCAACAACTGTTACAATTAAATATGTTGGTAGCTTAAGTGAAGTAGTTCGTAAAGGTAAAGCTATCGCAAGAACAATGCAAGTTACAGGTTCTTATGTTGATGAACCAGTAATGGTAAATGGCTACAAAAATGACGGAGCTACTGGAGATAACAAAAGCTACGGTAAATCAGTATATGCAACAAATGTAAACGGTTTTGACACATTCCTAGGACTTAAACCAATGGGAAGTGCAACAGTTAAATTTGCATATTTTGAAAAAGCTGTATTAGCAGCTGAAGAAGCTAAAAAAGCTGGTACTAATAATGAGGGAGTATCATTTAAAGTAGACGGATATGAAGACGAATTATATTGGGAACAAATGTGTGCCAACATGGTAGACAATGGATTCTTCTCAAAGGTAGGAACTAAAACATTCGGAAAAGACGTTGCTTAATTAATTTTAAAAATCTAAGTCAGGAGGTGTCAGGCATATGACAATGAATGAAATTGTAGAGCAGGTAGCTTTTATGCTTGGCATTCCTGCTAATGATAATGTAGAAGACTTACAAATTGAGAAAGCAGTATTAATTGCGTTTAGAGAACTAAAAAGATACATCAAAACACCAACTGAAAAGACTGTACCATTTAACACACGTATTAGTCTTAAGGACGTTGGAATTGATACTCGCAGAATTGTAAATGTAAGACCTGCCTCACCAAGGGTAGGAATAACACTAACATCACTTGATACAGGAAATGTATTTCAGCTTGCAGCAAACATTAATAGTAATGCTGGTATCATAGCAAATGGTCTGAACAATACAGATAGAATCACACACCAGCTTGCACTAACACAATTAAGAAATACACTTACACAAGACTTTGAATGGAAATATGATTCAAATAATGATGTAATATACATCACACACAGTGCACCAAAACCACAATTTGTTACAATACATTATGTACCAGACTACAAAGATGTATCAGAGATAAACGGACAGATGTGGATAGATTATTTAGTAAGATTATCTGAAGCATATATGAAGAAGTCACTTGGACGCTCTAGATCTAAATACAGAATAGAGGGCTCAAATGTATCACTTGATGGTGAAACATTATTACAAGAGGCGAACGCAGAACTTGAACAAATAAGAAATGAATTATCAGTTAAAGAACATAAGTTAGTTGTGGTCAATTAACTTAGTTTATATAAAAAATAAAATAGACAAAGGAGATATATTATGTATATTCAAAGAAAAGGCATTAAAGCAAACACAGAAGTAGAAGTTGCACCAGAAGCAGCTGAATTATTATTTGAAGCACAAGACGTTGCAGATTTAATCGCAGCAGTTACAGAAGAAGAAGTACAAGTTGAATCTGAAGGCGAAGAAGTAGTTTTCACAATAGGTGAAGATGAATTTACAGTAGCACCAGAAGGAGACGAAGAAGTTCTAGAATCTGTAAGAACAGGAAAAGCTCCTGTTAAAGCAAACAGAGCAGCTAAAAGAGTAGTAAGACCATCTAGAAGAGCTAGAAGATAATTAATACTTCTCACTTAGACATATCAATGGCGACTGTATTAGGTCATACACCTGATATGGTCGCCTATATTTATTTTATGAAAGAAAAAGAGATAAACAAGTATGAAAGTTACACATAATCAAAAAGATACAATAGAAGCCGGTAAGGTAACTGACTTCGTAAAGAATGCATTAAAGAAAATTGATTCATTTTTCACTAAAATGCAAGCCTTCCAGGATGCTGATGGTAGTAAACCAAAACCACAAAAGTTCAAAGTATATCCAGCATCTGAGACTGAGGGTGAATATATACTACTAACACTAACTCCAAGAGGGAATGACGGAGAATATGTTGATGTTGAAATAACAACAAAAGATAATACTAACCCATTCACAAAGAAAGCAGTTGAATTCGATATGCCAGATATGGATCAGGTAATGAAACTATGTGTATCATATATGGAAAAAGAATACGGAGAAGATGGTATATCAGATATCGAACCAATAAATGAATCAATTAAAGTAAAATTAAATAAAGTAATGGCGAACGGCAAACCATCACTTACACTACAATCTATATACTCACACCAAACATACAATGACACAATGAATGCGATAACAGATATATTAGTTGATGATACATTTATTAATGAAATGCCTGAGGGTGACATAGTATATGAAATAGTAGAAGATGAATGTGGATATGAATGCAATGAATGCAATGACGAGAACTTATTACTACAACAGGTCAAAATAACACTTGAACTAATAATGTATCACAAAGCGAGAATTGACACAAATTACATTTATCTAAAAGATAATAATGTATCACTCGCATACACAGTGTTAACTCAAACACTTGAGGACTGTAGAAACTATTTATTAGAAATGTGTAGGGGAGAGGGCATTAATGAGTTATTACTAGAATTCCCATCAATCGCAATCACAGAAATGACTTCATTACATTTTAAAGGCACATTATGTGCGATAGCTGAGGAAATAATTGATAGTCTAAAACTAATTGAATGCTCACTAAATGATAAATACAGTGTACAATCATTCATAGATGAATTATCTATGGTATCTCATTTATAATACCTCAACCTAAAAATTCGTTATAAAACATAGGGAGGTATAATTCTATGTACAGTATAGCGGATGAACTTGATATAAAGAGATTTGAAAAGTTAATAGGGAATAGATTTAAGGCTATTATCTATATATCCAAGCTTGCTCGTCATAGACGTGAGCTTGTTCATTGTGTGATAACAGAATCCCAGGCCATCACATGGGTGATCTCGGGTATCAAGCCAGAAGGGTTATACGATTGTATTAACAACCACCTAAAATTAAAAAATGGTGTAGTTTTACCCCCTTACGACAGATTACAGTATATAGACGACAAAGAACTTGTAGAATGTGTGAAATTATCAGTAAAACACAGTAAAATCACACACCTTGTATACGTCTACAATGAAATAACAGATAAAAATAAACAATCTAGAATCCGCATTCTAACAAATATGATAGTTGATGAACTACATAAAGAAATGTTAGAGGATAAGATCTAGAAATACTAACTAAAGGAGAACATATATATGGCACAGAAATATATAAGCTCAGTATTACAGCTAATACAAGCTCTTGAATCAGAAGATAATGAGCATCTTGTAATAAAAGCTGATATGACACTCTCACAGCCTATAACAGTTACAGCAAATAAAATAATAGAATGTGGAGTAAAAAAGCTAACTATTAATGCCGCTGGTGGACTTACAATTACAAAGGGTGAGGTAACAGTTGAACAAGGAGTATTAATAATTAACAGTAACAACGCAATAATAGTTAATGGATCAGCTAATGAAGCTCAGTTAACTTGTAAAACTACATCTATACAATTTATAAATTCTGGTAATATTTCTTATAGAACAAAGGGACGCATTCAGCTTTATAATGCTCATATAGTAAATGAAGTAACTTCACCTGCATTCAAAGGACAATACACAGATGCAACATTAAAGATAATTCAATCAACAACTATGTCTAAGAAAGCACCACTTGCATCAGTACAAAATGGAGCTAACGTATCTCTGATAACAGGTAATCATAAATTTCAAAATGCTAGTGAAGATAACGATCAACCAATGTTCATAGCAAATGGAAATAACTCATCAATTGATATATCTCAGGGTACATATGCTACAACATCTGCATACATCATGAAACTTGGAAATGGTGCAAGTGCGAAAATATCAGATGAGGTTGAGATGACTGTTGGAGGAGCTGAATATGATAAACCAGCAATTAAAATCGATGGAACAGGTAACACATTTAATTGTTATTGTAAAACATTAAAATCAGCTGGAGGACCAGTACTAGAAGCAGCTTCACCAGGTAACACAATTAAGATTGTAGAGGGACAAATTATATCACCTGATAACAAAGAATGTTTAGTTATGCCAGCGGGTAATACACTAGAATTAGTTGCATCATTCAAAGGTATTTTAAAGAATGATTATTTACCTCCAACACATGAATGGAGTGAGAAAACCTCAGAAGGTTTTCAAACAGTTGTACTTAAACCTGTAGCTCCACCACCTCCACCACCACAGCCAGGTACAGGAGAAAAT